GTTGAAACATTTATGTCCCAATCTCTCAAACCGCCGACACCTGAATTGAAGTCGCCCATCCGAAACCTGGGAGAACCAGAAAGCATGGGTAACTTAAACAAGCCAGTCGGCTGGGGAGGCAACACTGAGGCATATGCCCTACAGCTACTCGTGAGACTCTGGCCATAAATCCCGGGAACATTACCAACCTTTGGAGTGTTATTGTCGCGGTCACCTAAAACAACACGGGCAGTGGAATTGCCGCCTATGTTGGGGGCCCAAAACATCATGGTAGACCCAATGCCATATGCGTAGCACTGGGCGATCATACCGCTCCTAGGCATGGCCCAAACCCGGGAACCATTGGCTACAAAAGGAGTGCCAGTGCCCCAAGCAGGAACACAAGTCCAAAATGGAATAATGCCACTGGTGGTAACACCATTGCCAAGACTGTATCTGCGAAGTGTCATGGTCATCATGAGCTGCTTAAGTGAAGAAAACTTCTCACCAACAGAATGTTGAGAAGCGTCGACACTCTTCACACCCGTGCCAGACTGAAACTCAATCTGAGGATTGGAGTCGTCAGCCCAGGCTGGCTGCCCTGGAATGCACATGCCCGCAAAATAAAAACCAGGCTTGGCTGCCACCTCAACAATAAAGTCAATGGTGGAACTGGACTCGCCATTATTAACCAGCGGGTCCATGACCTGCATGGCAACAAAACCAAGGGAATCGTTGATGCCAACATGTGACAACGGGGCGATGTACGGCACCTCAAACTCAAACTCGGAAGAATCCTTCAAATCAAACACAACACTGTACTGTGATGGCTGCAAATTACTGGAGAAAGTGCCAGGCACCGGACCACCAGAAAAGCCAACGTCAGCATAAGTGTTGGCAGTTGAAACCTGCTGATAATCAGGAATGAAACTGAACATAACACGGCCCGTATGAAACTTAGTCTTGGCAAAGGTAATCCTGTAAACAAGGTCACCGTGCCAATACTTGAAATGCTGGCCTACATACAACAGAGTTGAAGGAATGACGGCCGTGTGTGTGGCTGAGCTACGGGGAAAAGAAACATTGCCACCGTCCACAGCAGAACTCGCCCTAAACCACATATGAGTCAAACAAACTTTGCTGCAATACCGAACCTCAGAATGGGCACTAGACGTAGTCAAAGTGCCACGGAAAATCTGGGATGGCCGAGACAAAATGGTGTCAAATGCCATCTCATCAAGGTCAGTACCACCAACCGCGGCCGATACTGCCACAGAGTTTGTCTGAAACCCACCCACTACTGTAGCAGTGAGGGGGACATCACACACATTCTCATAAAAATTAGTGTGGCGAGCCACGTTCTGCAAAGGAACGGTCTGCACAGGCTTGGAAAATCCAAAGGCACTGGCAGCCTTGGCTGATGCATTCAAAAACCAAGTGGCACTGCCCATAAAGGGGCGAAGAGAAGGAAAGGCCCTGCCAACAGCTCCAGGAAGAGTCGCAGCTGTAGCAAGCACACCAGAAAACTTTCCATTGGACTTGAGCTCCTCCTCTGAATTAGAAGAACCAGGTATTCTAGCTCGAGCCACACCAGACTGAGGAACTATGAAAGTGGTACTAGCAATATTCCTGCGGCCAAGCAACTGGACATTCTCCATGTGCAAATAAACCTTATACACTGGCGTGTTAGATCCTGCAAGTGAAGGAGTGCCAAGTAACTGAGTCAAACTAAAAAGCCCCATGGAAAGATTCCTCTCACTATCAGAAGGCCCCCAATACTCAAACTCGCTCAAGTAAGGAACGCGCAATACTGCTTGAGTGTTCATTGACACATCAAGCCTAACATGAGGCAAATGTGTGCACATGCTAGGTCGCGAGCCCCTGCGAAACTGAAACTGCCCATACTGAAAGTTGGGCACCAGAATGCCTTGTTGAAAGGGGTTGCAATTGTGCTCAACCGTGAACACTAAATCGCCTCTGATACCATTGATACCGCGCAAACGCTCTGCCCACTGAGGAATATTGTTAACCAAATTCGCATACGTAATGCTAAGGCCATACAACAAACCAGGTGTGGTGGCAAGATTGCCGCGAGCAATCAATGTGGGGCGAGAAAAGAAACTCTTAGGATTCTGCATATCATCATCAGCGACCAAAAACTGACTCTCGCTACCGGCGTAACCGACAGCGCAAATACTGGCCTCATCACGAAATTCAACTCCAGCATTGTTATCAACATTGCTGGGTACATCTAACGCAGTTATAGAGCTGCACTCTGTTTCTTTTGAAGGTTCCATAGTGTGCTACTATATACACCACGCGACTCGCACAAGCCAACGTGGGTGACGCCATTCTCTCTAACTGAGTAGTACGTGTGGCCGACTCAGTTGACACCATGCCGTGGCGACGTTATTTACAAGGTGCCAAAAACGCAGCCTAAAACCAGGTATCATCCCTGCTGAAAAAGATGCTCCTGGCCTGATCCCTGGACACAATTGCCAAGGGAATGTTAGCCTCCAAACAATACTCTCGGAGCAGGTTGTACCTATCGGTCCATTCCTCCTCAGGGTGCATAGAGAGCTCAATCAACAGACTCTCAACGTTGGCCTCCATGTCCCTTGCAAAATTCTTATTGCTCCTGTAATAATAGATGCGGTACAGAATGCTGTCAAGTGTAAGGGGGCCAGCCCACCCGCTATCGCACTCGGCATCCACGAAATACCTCTTCAAAAAGGTGATATCGTAAATGCTCTCATACTTGCGGAGGACCCCATCCTTGCGGTCAGAAGTGTAGACAAGTTTAAAATCCTTCATATCCTCGGCGACAGTCTCTTGATTGAAGACTTCAGAGACCTCGTCGGAAACGCCGGAAACGTTGTCATCACCATAGGTACAGATGTAAGCTTTCTCCCACATGTCAGTCAAGTCACGGGTGCGCTTGACATAGCACGCGGTCAAAGTGAACAATGAATACATTGAGTTGACAATGGTGGTGAGAGGATGGCCACTAGGCAAAGACTTGTGCCACTGCACTATGGCCTCCCGAATGCACCCACCACCGGTGAGATGGCGAGAATGCACAAGGTCAAGGAACAGAACCTCCCTGGCTAGCTGATCCTCCGCAGGAGCACCGCCAACCTCGTACCACTTGTTGATGTACTTGAGACACATGGCGTGAATATCTGGCTGCTCAGAGGCATCGAAGGCCTTAAAGTCACCAGCAAAAACCTTGCCACCAGGCTTCAAAAGCCTGTGGGCCAAGTGCCCCCACTCGGAATGGTGGTTAATCCCAGGGGCCATCCCAACCTCAACATTGTGGATGTGAACAGAGCTAATGAAAGCCCCGAACATGATCCTGCACGCCAAGACATAGGGCAAAGGCGCTCCAGATATAGCGCGAGTCTGAACATCATCCACTTTCGCGCTGGTGCGCAGCTCGTCCTTCAGAAAATCCACAAAAATGTGGGGACGCCTGACACCCCGCCTGGCGTCATCAATGATGGCCTGAGCCTCAAGCAACACCTTGCGGGATGCTTCACTGGTAAGATCATAATCTTGGCCATCGCCAAAGATATCCTTCTTGCCCTTGGCAAACTCAAGGCACAAGGGGTACCCACAAGAGGAAGAGCGATTAACACTCTTCAGCTTCAAGTGTGGCACCCCAAGCACTGACTCCTCCAAGGTGAGTAGCCGGCGCGTGCACTTGGCTGTCTTGAGCCAATGCTGCTTCATGGCCAAAGCCATGACAGCATCTGCGTTGGGAATGTCAGAAAGATGGACTGTGCTCATGTAATTGCTCATGGCCTTCACCATGGGCTCAATGACAACGCCATCTCGCACAACAGGGCTGAGAATGGCTGGCTTCATGGGGCAAGGCCCAAAGACCTCGCAGCCTGAAGGAATCAGCTTAGAGCGTGTGCTCTGAGAAACTGACTTATCCACAAGGCCAACCCCAGTGAATGAGCCATCAGCAAGGCCCATTTCCTCCACAATGTCTCCATCATCATCAAGGGTTATACCCTTCTTGGCAAGACCATCATGAAAAGTGTCCTCAATGATGGCAGCCTTGTTGGAAAACTTGGACAGAGTCTTAACCACAAGCTCGTGTGTGAGCACTGCAGCGTAACCCTGCCTCTGCGCAGCACTGCCAGGCGTCAAGGATCGGCCTGCAATGTGCATGCCCAAAATGCTCTTGCCTGCAAAATAGCGAGGCTCAGTGATGGTGAGCATTGCGCCACAATCACCAGCCTGGGTTGGTATGGTGTAGGTATACACATCCTTCACCTCAGCACCCTTGACTCGAATGGACTCCTCAA